TTTCATACAAGTTTATTAAAAGGTTTTAATTCATTTTGTTTAATTTGAAATACTGGAGGTCTTGGCAAGCCAAAATCAGTTAACCTAGATTCCTGGAAAATAATATCTTTAGCCATGATAAAACCTAGTATATGAAATTCTGGCGATTTGTCAGTTACGAAACAAAAGATTTCACCAGGTAAAGCATTTTGTCTAATATATAATAATGGCTCTCTGTCCTTTTTAGCAATATGAGATTTAACCTGTACTTCTAAATTATTATATTTAATATCAGATTTAGCACCATGATTGACATGAATTTGAGGTTTGATTTTTAAATATTGTGCTACGGCAAATTCAGCGCAAGCACCAGAAATAGAATCAGCAAATTTATAATACATGGATTTATTGTAACCATGACCCCAGTTTTCACCTAATCTAAAAGATTCAGTTACTCTCATACAACCCACTTGAGCTGCGGTTGCTAATTCATAGGGTGTTAATCTTATTACTTCAGACATTTTTTTATAAATCCTATCAGTTCTTTATTTTTATCTAAAACTTTTACAAATTGTGTTGCAATAAAATCAACGGTGGGTTCTTCTGATCTTATCTTTTTGTTTCCTTTATCTAAAATGGCATGGATAATTTCATGGATTAAAACATCACATAAAAACTTTTTATCTTTAATGCCTTCTCTAATTTTAATTGTATTTTTTTCAGTATCATAAATACCATAATACTCACCCTGCTGAGCCTCTTTTAGCGGTACAGTTGAAATAGAAATTGTACTATTTCTAATCTTAATTTGACTTGGTATTTTCATATCGTTATCACCGAATCACTTATAGCTAAATTCATTCTTAAATCAATGTAAATAAAATTTTAATATTTATGTATTGCATTGTAAATAGAATAGTTATAATAAACGAATCATGGATAACGAATTAAGAAGCACATCAGATGTTTATAAAAACTTTGGTTTAAAGAATACTTCGGTTTCAGAAAATAAACTACCTGATGATGTAAGGTTCTTTCAAAAGATTATTTTAACAAAAGAAGAAAAATCAAAATTATATATTAATCCAAGTTTCTTAATGGGAACACTTATTCATGATGCAGCACAAAGTATGTTAACTAAAAACATTCCTATAACAGATGTCATGCCTATCCTGGAAAAGAAAGTTAAAGCCTATAAAGCGAAAGATGAAAAGGATAAAGCCAAAGTAGAACTCATAGCGAAACAAGCAGAAAGTATTATTAAAAATTTTGTGGGAGAAGTTTTAAAATTAGATGCTGGTACATTTAAAGCAGAAACCGAATATACGCATTGGGATCATCATATAGAAACATTCTTTAGATGCTTTGTAGATTTAGAAGGTAAAGATTATTTTTTTGATTTTAAAAATTTATTTGGTTCGGTTAGAAAAAACAAATCAGGTTTTGCCATATCAAAAAGAAAAATAGATAGTCATATCTATACATCAGATTTAATGCAGATTGCTTTGTATAGTCGTTGTGTCAATAAAAAACCTTGTTTGATTTATGCCACAGAAGATGAAGTCATGGCTTTTCATGAAGATAATACACCAGAACTTAGACAAGATAATTTAATTAAATATTATGATGAATTGATTTTGTATCAAAAAATTTGGGAAAACAAATTAAGATATGCCAATGGAGATATTAAAAAATTAGCAAGTATTATTAAAACAGATTTTTCTTCTATTCGTAAACAAGATTTTTGGTGGCAAGATATTCCAAAAGAATATTTAGATAGGTTGTACAAATATTATGGAAATTAAAAAAGACCCATCACATTTTAGTAAATCTTATCTTTTAATAAGATTGCATAAATTAAGATTAAAAATTCAAGGATTGAAAGATGATAATAAATCTTTGCAAAATGATAATACTAGATTGAGAAAAGAATTAGCTATTTGGATGAAAAAAAGCCAAGAGAATTTTAGAAACAGCTTTACAGAAAGGAACGACAACAATGACAAACTATAACCTAACCTATGCAGAAAAGGCTATGATCCTGAATATGCTAGAAGATAGAAAAGAAGATAATATCATAATTGATAAATCTAAGAAGCATTACGTTAGAATATATAGAATCCCAGATAGAAAAGAAATATGAAACTCCTAAAAGAAACAATTAAAATAGTACTAATAGATAGTTTTATTATGTTTACGATTATAAGTATATCTATACAAGCTATATTAATAGTACCAGGAGTTTTATTTTGTTTCTATTGTGACTACCTACAATTAAAAGATGATAAAATAATATGATTATATATTTAATTATATGTGGTTTATGTGTTGTTTTTATGGGGTTCTGGGTTAGTAGCCTTGAATTTGATAATAAGGAGTTAAAGAAGAGAACCAAACACCTTATGAAAGAAATAAAAGACCTAGAAGCTCAAATAAAAGTAAGGAATAAATATTTATGAAGAATGATATATTAATTGAACCTATACCAAGTGAGGATTATCTTAATACTCACTATATAGTAAAAGCTTATTGTGATAATTGTGGTAAAGCTGGGGGATGGATTAATTATGTTTATGTATATATTAGACATGGAATAAGAGTGCCTACTAAGAGTCTCGAATGTCCTAATTGCAGATGTGCAACTTTAAATTGTAAATAATATGAATAACAAAGAATTAGAAGAACTAGACAATGAGCCTAGTGTTGAAGGTGGTCTTATAAAGAACTCTGCTTTGTGGGCTATAGTGATTACTATAGGTTCTATATTTGGAATACCAGCAGGTATTGCTATCGCACTATTTTTCATTTATCATTTCTTAATTTAAAAACATGAGAAGAAAAAAGAAATACAAAATGAAGTCAAACACAAATAGATATCCTATTTGCAAGGTTAAAGGATGTAAAAGGAGAGGTCTATTTGATGGATATTGTAAGTTTCACAAAGATGTTAATTCGAGAGTAAAGAGTTATAAGGATTATTTATTAGAAGCTAAGAAAAGAGATAAAGATGTTAGAGCTGTTTGTGGTGATAGAAATATAACAGATAAAGGTTTTCTCTCAAACTCTGATTGGGGTATTCAAACTAAAAAGTATAGCTATGAAGGATAAGTATTATACTCCGAAACACGATATGAAAGAATCAATTCCCAAAGACGGTATTCATAGCAGGAGGTTTAGTCAATTATTAGTATTTATTCTATCGCTTCCCTTTCTGATAATTGGGTATATTGTATTATTTTATTTATTTATAGGATAATCTTAGTGTAAAAACAAAATGAAGAACTTAACCACTATAGCTTTTCTATTAACAGTTGTTTTCGGTTTTAGTTTATTAACCTTAATCGCTTTATACTTCCATGGCTTTATCACATTTCCTGAAGAAATACTTATTCTTCTTTTGGCTATCCCTCTTTGTATTCTTTTCGCTGTTACTGAATTTTCTAAGTAAGAACACTTTATTTTCCTTTGGAGATACTTCCTTTATTCTTCTACTTCTATTGTCGTATCACCAGGATAACCACGGTTAAGGTACTTTATACCTAACTCTACAATTGACCTTACAATTACTCTGAATAAACCATTTGTTGTTTTCTTTCTGTTTAGATATTTTGTAACCTGTGGAACTATGTTTGCAATTAGTATATAAATAATACTATCCTTTGCGTACTCTTGTTCAACATAATCTGTTAATATAAAAGCAATTAATGCAGATGATTGACCAGCTACCGCCCATAAGTAGCTTTTACATCTCTTCCACAGTTGTTCTTTGTTCTTTTCTAAGTAAGATTTAATTCTTTCCATAAGAATATTATTACTAATATTAAATATAATAAAATAAAAGCTCCTAAAAATATATATGATTCTTTACTTGGTTTTATCATTTTTAAATATGCCTTTTAACCATTGTATAAGTTTGCTTTCTTCTTCATTTAGCTTCTTTTGACATTCATTTAACTTAACTCCGCAATCAGCACCCATTTCATTTGCTTCATCTAATTGCTCTTGTAGCTTCTTTATGTCATCTTGTAGCTTAAGCATTTGCTCATCTCTTTCATTC